GGCAGAGTGTGGCTCATTCACTATATAACAATAAACTAATATATCTCTCCATTTAACCAATAATATTGTTAATCTCTATTGAAAAGGCCATAAAGAAGGTTTATAAAAAGGTAGTTCTTAAAGCTGATGGCATGTTTCATGAAATTGACGAGTCAGAAGAAGAATAATCCTAGTTATTTTTCTAGGGGAATTATGGCAATAGCCTTTCTCATGTCCCCATGGCGTGATACTCAATTATTCTGGAATTTAAAACATGAACTTGCAACTATAATTCATAAGTAGAGCCAGGTCGCCACGCTGGACCTCCCTGATTACATTTTCATGTAAACTTCGTACGAGGGTATGCTTAGGACTCACACCACTCTACCTTGTGTTCGCACACATTATTGTCTACAAGACAACAGTATACTATATATTACCCCCCTTATAAATCATATTATGTCTCATGATGGATGTACCTGTAATGAATGCGATCATAAAGTTTTGGCTGATTGTCTAGATGCCGACTGTAATTGCTGTTAATAAACACTGGCATCAACTAATAACTTGGAGATGGGTAGTTTATTATGCCACCAATAAACAATATGAAGAATTTGTAGATGCCTATACCAGTTTACATAAGATTGGAAAACGGTGGATAAGGGGATTAAAATATTACAAATACATAATAAAGTCATTTATACACTATGATTTAAAACTACCTTTATATTAGGCTCCTTTATATACCTTATTGATGGATTGTTCCCCCGAAATAATTGAGAAACGTACAAAAGCCCTTAACTTATGGGATATAGAGAAAAGAATAAGAGAGATACACATAGAGTTAGAGGAAATGCACACCCAGAAGGAATTGTTATTGAAGGAGAAGAATTCCCCCTTTTACCCCCAAAACTCCGCAGAATGCCCTGCCTATAATTAATATTCTTAGTGGAATGGCCGATTTTGTTAAAATCGACTTAATCCTTATATTTATTACCTAATTTAAATTAGTTATCAATGGCCATTATAAATAGAATATTTGATTCCATCTACAAGTCTGATAACAAACAGTTTTGGGAAAAGATAGAAAAATCATACACTGAGACAACTTCCAGGCCAGCAATAATGCAGCCATACATGCCCACTGATACTGGTGCCAAACTACCTATTTTTCCATTCCCCCTAATAATGATTTATGAGTTGGTCAAGAACATTGACGGTTTACGAATTCCCGTTGATACAATTAACAGGGAGACATTCAAGAATGGATTTGAAATAGTTGAAAAATGGAAGTATAAATGTCGTAACTGTAGTAAGGAGTTTGAGTTTAAGCCGCTTAAAGAGGACAGTGATGATACTGCCCCCACAACAGAAAAACCCAAAGAATTATTGGTACCAAACAAGTCTGTAAAAGTTAGAAAGGCAAAAGAGATATTGGAGTGTGATGCCTGTAAAAGTAAACTGTTGGACAGACCAATTCCAGAACATAGAAAGACATTGGAGAATTTGTATACAAAGGCCGTAAACAATAACGAACAGACATTGGAGGATGTGATGAGAATGATTGAGAGGGATTTGGAAATTGCCGATGCCGCCTATCTATTAGTTTTAAAAAATTATAATATTATTGATAGTACAGGTGAGATAGACTGGGATAAGACTTACATCAAGGAATTACTAAGTATTGATCCCCCACAGGTGGCAATGATTTCCGATTCTGATGGCCGTATTGGTTTTGATGATAAGAGGGTTGCAGTCTATGTGTGTCCCCACTTTGAACACAGGGACAAGAGATTAACTGAAAATAAATGTAACAGACATAAGGTACCGATAAGGGCATTAAAGGCAGTGGCAGAGGTATCATCAGTCTATAGCATAGGATTACCACAGCCAAAGAGAGTCATCTATGGTGAGGGCGAAATACTATGGAAGGCGGGAAAATATTGGCCAGGTCTATTATATGGATATTCACCGATATATGCCGTATGGCAGAAGGCAATGGCCTTAACTCACATGGATGAGTATGTAAAAAAATACTTTGACAAGATGAGACCACCAAGGGGACTACTAGTTGTGGCATCAAGAAACTATGAGACATTCCAAAAGGCATGGAATACATTGGAACAGCGGGCAACAGAAGATCCCTATCGTATCATTCCCCTAATGGTGGAATCAGAGAAGGGTGGTCGTAACATGGCTCAATGGATTGACTTTACAGGTTCGCTAAGGGAATTACAATTTGTAGAGATACGAAAAGAGTTTAGAATGATTATCGGTGCCATGTATGGTGTCTTACCCCTTTACTATGGTGAAATGCCAGGTGGCTGGAATCAGGAGGGGCTACAGGTTACAATTACAAACAGGGCAGTCAAGTGGTCACAGGACTTTTTAAATAAACACTTTTTTACCAGATTAATCCACATGATGGGAGTAGACGATTGGGAATTAAAATTAAAGCCAGGTGAAGAGGCAGACGAACTAAGAGAGTTAACCATAGAGGCACAGAAGATTCAGAACCATGCCCAATATCAACAGATGGGATTCCAAGTTGAAAGAACTCATTCAGGTGAATGGAAGGTAAGTAAGAAACCAATTAATCCCCCGATGGCTGGAATGGGAAGGGGAGACAGTGCCACTGGCAACAAGGAAAGAACACCGCCACGACAGGGTTCACCATTCAATACCAATCCATCTGGTCAGACTGGTTCTCCCCAGGGACATCCAACACCACCTGGAGATAAGGGAAGTAATTTCAATCAAAGTCAAAAGTTTTTTTCCGATGAAAAAAACAGTCAAAAAACAGAGGCGGCAATGAGTAAACCAGAAAAAATAGAGGGATTGGAGGACATTGAAAAACCAGAAGATGATAAGAAAAAGAGATTACTTGATTTTCCAACACAGGTAGAGAATGATGAATCAAGAGTTCAACAGAGACCCAGTTCATCTGAGGAGGAACGAAAGCCGACAAAAGAAAAGAAGAAAAGAAAGGTGAGAAAGACAAAAAACATTATTAGGAAAGATGGGGACGATATTGTAGTGATAAGAGAGGAAATTGATGATGAGTGACCTAAATAATATTCAGATATTGGAGCCAAAGAGTCAGGATATGTCATTTTTCATAGGTTCAACCAATAAAATCACTTATCATATTAAAAATAATGGTGAATTCAAAATTAAGGACTTGGAACTTTCTACATTTACAGTAAAGAATAAGGGTTCAGAGGAAAAGCCAGAATATGTCAATACTGAGAAGAATTATGCCCAAATAGTGACTCATCCCAAGATACTAATGCCCTATGAAACTAAGGAGATAAGGGTTGTGGTTAATGTCCCCCCAGATTATAGTGAGACTGTTTATAAGGATAAGGAAAGCCATAAGGTGCCATTTTATGTCAAATTCAAGATCCATGGCATAGAACACATTGAAGAACTCTAATAAATATAATCTTTATATAATTTATTAAAGAAGAGGGTTTATATATGACTAAAAAATTCCAAATTCCACTAAGTTGGGAGAAAAGTGACACTAATAAAGAGATTCAAAGACTGAAAGAGGAAGATTTTAAGGTATGGACTGATCAAACATCTACATATACCATAAGGGGAAAGTTAAACAACTCTACAAAATGTAATGTTATAAGGATATTATCATTCCCAGAAGTGTCTCCAAGTGGCCAAATTGATATGATTAAATGTTTTGGTTATTCCCATAATCTGGTTACAGATGACGGTGAAATTTATTATGCCAAGAAAGGTGCTGGTGAAACCCCATGTTCAAATGAGAACTTCCTATCAGGTAGATTTGAGATGGGAACAACTGGTTATTCAGAGGCTGAGACAGATACATTTAGTAACTTTGATGTTTCCTGTACCTCCAAAATTTCTGGTTCCCGTGTAACTTATACTGCCTGTTATCCAAAGACAAATGATACAGGAGATGCAGATAATACAGGAGATGCAGTAGACGCAGTATCCTATGCCATTGATTATACGGCAGCATCTTGGAACGATACAGATGTGGAACAAGGGGTCATCCATGATAATGCTTCTCCAACTGGAGCAACCAAATTACTGGCAGCATTTTCATTTACTTCATTTGCCAAGACAGCATCAGATACCCTAAAGGTATTTGTTAATCATGCCTTCGAGAACCAGTAGACATGAAAAAATTATTTGAATTATTAAATCGTCTTAATCATACTCCCAGTGAATCTAATTTTAAACTGGATTCTAAAATCAAAACCCATGAAAAAACCAATGCCGTTCTGACTTCGCTCAATGGAGAGAAGAAGCAGATTGGCACTCGTAAAAACTAGAACTCACATAACAATATATATAGTGGCAATGGCCTAACATGGCTTGGTTTAATTCTAGTTGGCTAAACCGTAAGAAAATAACTATTGATAACACAAAAGTAGATGCCGACATTAATGAGTTTCCTGTCTTAATATCGGTCACAGATACAGAGTTTAAAGATGCAAGAACTGATGGATTTGATTTCGTATTTACCAAAACAGACGGTACAACTGAGATTCCTTATGAGAGAGAGAAATGGGATGATGCCACAGGTGAATTAGTAGCATGGGTTAAGGTTGATGTTAAAGATGCTACAGATGTTGACATCTATATCTATTATAATAATTCAGGGCAGTCGACAGACAAAGCAGATCCTACAAATGTTTGGGATGCTAACTATAAGGCTGTACTACACTTACACGATGACTTTAACGATTCAACTTCAAACAATAATGATTTTATAAATAGCGGTTCAACCGATACAGCAGCAAAAATAGCAGATGGACAAGACTTTGATGGCTGTAATGATGAGATTGAAGATGCTGACGGTGAAAGTTACATCAATGGTCTAAGTGCCATCACCGTATCAATGTGGATAAAATCCGATGTTACAGGAGTTAATGATGGATTCTTTGCAGGAAAAGTTGGTGATGCTAACGATGGGATAACATTACGGTATGATTCGGCTGGATTTGGTGGTGGTGGAACCAATGTCATAAAATATGGACTAGTAATAACTTCGGGTAATACGACGGGTGAATCTGCAAGTTGCGTACAGACAACAAACGATCAGTATATTTCAATGACTTGGGTCTCCCCTGATGCAGTTAAACTTTTCATAGATGGTGTAGAAACCACTCCTACAGATACACCTACAGCAAGAAGTGGAACAATATCTACTGCAACCTTTGTCAAAATAGGAGTTGCTCAAAAAGGGCCAGAGTTCTTCGATGGAAAAATGGATGAAACACGATTCTCGAATGTTGCCCGTTCTGCTGACTATATTAAAACAGAATACAATAACCAGAACTCACCTTCAACCTTTGTATCTTTTGGAACAGAAGAAACAGAATCAGCGGCATTAGTCAAGAATGTTTCAGCCACAGTCGGAATAATTGAATCATCAAACATATTGAGAGGTCTTATCAGAAACATATCTTCAACCATTGGTTTAATTGAAACTGTTAATAGATTACAAAACATAGTCAAGACAATAGGTGGAAAGTTTAGAGTAGGATCTGGTTATTCAGGTGGTCCTGCCTAATGGTTATAGTTTTAGAAGATACTAAAAGTAATGCGGTAACAGGCGGATCTACAACTCAGGTTGATATCTCAAGTGTTGTAATTACTGGTAGTAATAAATATTTACTTGTCGCAGTTGGTTTTAACAACGATGATTTACAAACAGTAAGTTCCGTGACAATAGACCCTGGTGGCGGAGATGAAACAGCATTATCAGTAATATCAGGATCTAGATCTACTTTTGGACCTGATGATGGATATACTGAATTATGGGCTGTTACAAATCCACCGTCTGGAACATTTACTGTAAGAGCAATCATAAGTGCACAACTAAGAGTAACTGGTCATACTTTAGGAGCTGGTTCATGGTCATTTTCTGGAGTTGATCAAGACACACCAGTTGGAACAGCTGCAACAGCTGGTGCAGACGCAGCTAACTTACAAGTTACAATAACTTCCGCAACAAATGAGTTCGCGGTTGCAACAGGATTCATTGAAGGGGCACCAACATTTACTGCAATAAATGGTACCTCTGGTGTAGTAGAAGATTGGGATGATACTCCAGCAGATGATTCAACCGCTGGAGGACATGTCGCTGGTGCCTCCCCAAACGTAGTTATAGGATGGAATCATTCAGCAGATAAGACTGTTCGGTCAGGTATTTCTGTCAAACC